CCTTATCAAAGAAAAATGTTTAAGCAGTTTCAAGAACATCGTTTCAACGTTGTACTTGCTTGTCGACAGTCTGGTAAATCGATTTCGGCATGTGCATACCTTCTCTGGTTTGCGCTTTTCCATTCAGAAAAAACAGTTGCAGTTCTTGCAAACAAAGGAGCAACTGCAAGGGAAATGCTCTCAAGGGTTACACTCATGCTTGAGAATATTCCATTCTTTCTGCAACCGGGTACAAAGGCCCTTAACAAAGGATCACTTGAGTTTTCCAACAACTCTCGTATTATCGCTGCTGCTACATCTGGTAGTTCTATTCGTGGCCTTTCTGTCAACCTACTCTACCTGGATGAGTTTGCTTTTGTTGAGCGTGCTGCTGAGTTCTATACTTCTACTTATCCAGTTGTATCTTCCGGTAAAGACACCAAGATCATCGTTACATCTACGGCAAATGGAATCGGAAATACGTTTTATAAAATCTGGGAAGGCGCGACACAAGGAGTAAACGAATTTAAACCATTTCGTGTTGACTGGTGGGATGTACCAGGAAGAGATAAAGAATGGAAAGAACAAACTGTAGCAAATACATCACAACTACAGTTTGACCAGGAATTTGGTAATACGTTTTTTGGTACTGGTGATACACTCATTAATGCAGAAACATTAATGGGTCTAAGAGCAAAGCCACCAAAAAAATATATGGAGGGTGGTGATCTACTTATCTATAAGCAGCCTGAAAAAGATCATGACTATATTATGACTGTCGATGTAAGCAAGGGAAGAGGTCAGGATTATTCTACATTTAACTTGATCGATATTAGCGTTCGCCCGTTTGCACAGGTTGCTGTATATCGCAATAACACTATCTCTCCTTTGCTCTTCCCAAATATTATTTATAAGTATGCAAAGTCTTATAACAATGCTTATGTTGTAATTGAATCGAATGACCAAGGTTCATTGGTTTGTAATGGTCTTTACCAAGATTTAGAATACGAAAATGTGCATGTAGAATCAGCAATCAAGGCAAATGCTGTTGGTGTTGAGATGACACGTAAAACCAAAAGACTTGGTTGTTCTGCAATTAAAGATATATTAGAAAATAATAAACTCGAGGTTATTGATGAAAATACTATCTTAGAAATATCTACATTCATTGCAAAAGGCCAATCGTATGAAGCATCGATTGGTAACCATGATGATTTAATGATGAATTTAGTTATGTTTGGTTACTTTAGTTCATCTCAATACTTTGGCGATATGACTGATATTAATTTAAAAGATATGATTTTCAAAAAGCAAATGAAAGAAATAGAAGATGATATTGTTCCTTTTGGGTTTATCGATGATGCAAGCGATGAAATTGAAAGATTAGAAAACGAAGGTAAGTTTTATTGGCAAGTAGAATACGACCCAAATTTCTAAATATTATAAATAATATGAAATTGAAGATAACCGTATTATGAGAACATATAATTAGTAACCGAAAAGGAAAAAAGTATGGCACTATTTACACCGTCCGAATCTCCTGCGGTTGTCGTCAAAGAAGTAGACCTGACTGGCGGTGTGCCTAATGTCCAGTCAACTACAGGCGCATATGTAGGAAATTTTAGATGGGGACCAGTCGAACAGAGGACTTTGGTTTCGAATGAAGCAGGTCTTGCTGAAACGTTTGCATCCCCGGACACACTTAACAATAGAAATATCGATTTCGTCGGCGCAACTCAATTCTTGCGCTATTCTAATTCACTTCAAGTCGTAAGAGCAGTTGATAGCGCTGCTAAAAATGCTCGAGCGCAAACAACTTCAACTCGTAGAGTACTTTGGGATGGTGTTGGCGATTCTGCCGGCGATATCCGCGATTCCAGTGAGGGCCCTCACGTTGGAATAGCAGGAACTGTCACAGTATATGACTTTACTCCTGGTACGATTCCAACGAATTACACCGATGACAGTACTGATGGTATTAACAGTGAATTAACCGCTCTTGGTCTTCAGTCTATCAGTCAACCATTAGTTAAGAATAAATCTAGCTTTGATGCAACCCAATCCAGTTTAGATTCAGATCTTCATACATTCGTAGCACGTTTCCCAGGTGATCTTGGAAATAGTTTACGTGTATCTATCTGTCCATCATCGATGATCTCGGCGGATTCCGCATTTAATGGTTGGACTTACAAATCATCATTTGATGCAGCTCCTGGTACATCAACATATGCATCTAACAGAAATGGTACAAAAGACGAAGTACACGTAGCAGTTGTAGACCTTAAAGGAACTTTAACTGGTACAGCTGGAACAGTTCTTGAAACTTATCCGTTTGTTTCTGTAGCTTCAGATGCAAAAAATACTGATGGTTCAACTAACTATGTAAAAGACGTTATCAATGAGAGATCCGAATATATTCACATGTTGAACTTTGATTCGGATTACACTCTTGTTAATGCTGGTACAGCACTGACTCCTGGCGTGGCGAAAACATTCCTAGATTCATCGACGACTACCATAACAAATTATGATTTTGATTCTGGGGTTAACTCTGGCACATTAGGTGCTTCAGAATATGCAACTGGATTTGATCTTTTTGAAGACAAAGATCAAGTAGAAGTTGATTTCTTAATCGCTCCTGGTATGGCAACAACAACAGATCAAACAACTGTAGTTAATGATCTGATTTCAACAGCTGGTACAGTTCGTAAGGATTGTGTAGCAGTGACTTCTCCGGCGAGAGACGATGTTGTTAATCTCACTAATGCTGCTACTATTACTTCTAATATCACTGCAACTGCAGATACATTCACTAACTCCTCTTATCTCGTTATGGATGGTAACTATCTGAAAGTCTATGATAAGTATAACGACGTGTATGTACAAGTGCCGGCGGCATCTTCTACTGCTGGTATTATGGCAGCAACAGATAGGGAAAGAGCTCCATGGTTCTCACCTGCTGGTGCTAGAAGAGGTCAATATCTTGGAATCACTGCGATCGATTATACTCCGACTAAGGCTCAAAGAGATACTCTCTATAAGGCTAGTGTCAATCCGATTGCTAATATCCCAGGACAAGGCGTGATTCTCTTCGGTGATAAAACTGGACTGAACAGACCTTCTACAATCGATAGGATCAATGTAAGAAGGCTTCTTTTAGTTCTGGAAAGAGCAATCGCAAGAGCAGCAGAATCTGTCCTCTTTGAATTCAATGATGAATTTACGAGAGCAGAGTTCGTTAATATCGTTGAGCCTGTACTGAGAGAAGTAAAGGGTCGTCGTGGTCTTACTGACTTTAGGGTTGTTTGTGATGAAACAAATAACACTGCAGAAGTCATCGATCGCAACGAGTTTATTGCAAGTATCTTTATCAAACCGGCTCGTTCTATCAACTATGTCACTCTGAATTTTGTGGCTGTGAGAACTGGTGTTGACTTCGAAGAAGTCGTAGGCACAGTGTAAGGAGATAAGAAATGGCAGTTTTAGGAGTTGATGACTTTAAGTCTAAGTTGAGAGGTGGAGGTGCTCGCCCTAATCTATTCAAGGCGACGATTAACTTCCCAGGATATGCAAATGGAGATGCTGAACTGACATCTTTCCTTTGCGAAACCGCACAGCTTCCTGGTTCCACAATGGGAACTATCGTAGTTCCTTTCCGTGGACGTCAGTTGAAAATGGCAGGAGACCGTACATTTGATGTGTGGACTGTTACCATTATCAACGACACAGACTTTGCGATTCGCAATGCAACGGAAAGATGGATGAATGGTATGAACGCTCATTCGGCTAACACCGGATTAGCTTCTCCCGTCTTGTATGAAGCAGACTTAAGAGTAGAACAACTGGACAGAGCTGGTGAATCAATTAAGGAATATATCTTTAGAGGTGCATTCCCAACTGATTTATCACCGATAGATTTAAGTTACGCATCTACTGATGAGATTGAAAGATTCCAAGTAACCTTCCAATATCAGTATTTTGATTCGCTTAATCCAGTGACTACCGCTTAAATAAATATAGGGAGGACTTAACGGTCCTCCTTCTTATAAAGGGATTTTTAAATGGCAGATAGAAGTATTAAATTATTTGGTTTTGAAATTAAAAGGGCTGCATCCGAAATAGATGATCCAAAGAAAAAGCCCTCGATCGTGCCATCACGTGATGATGACGGCGCAGGATACGTAACTGCTGCAGGAACACATTACGGACAGTATATTAATATTGATGGCGATGATGCTAAAGATAACTATAATATGATTATGAAATATCGAGGCGTTTCAATGCATCCTGAAGTTGATGCTGCAATTGAAGATATTGTAAATGAATCTATTTCCGGAAGTGAATTAGAACAGCCTATCGATATCAATATGGACAATTTAGACCAGTCCGATAAGATTAAGAAAACAATTAAAGAAGAATTTGACAACATTGTAAGTATGATGGATTTCAAAGAACTTGGTCATGATATCTTCCGTAGATGGTATGTTGATGGAAGATTATATCACCACTTGGTTGTAAATGAATCTAATCTTAAAGCCGGAATTCAAGAAATAAGACCAATTGATTCTGCAAAGATGCGGAAGGTCAAACAAGTTAAAAAGAAAAAAGATCCAGAAACTGGTGTACAATTAATTGAAAAAGTAGACGAATATTATATCTATCAAGAAAAGCCTGGATCACAACACAATGCTGGTGTAAAGCTAACAATCGATTCTGTTAGCTATTGTACATCCGGTCTTCTCGATGAAAATAGAAAAAGGGTCGTTTCATATTTACATAAGGCTCTCAAGCCAATTAACCAATTAAGAATGATGGAAGATTCTTTGGTTATTTACAGGTTGGCAAGAGCACCAGAACGTCGTATGTTCTATATTGATGTTGGTAATATGCCACGTGGTAAAGCTGAACAATATATGAAAGATATTATGGCTCGTTACCGCAACAAGCTAGTATATGATGCAAAGACTGGTGAGATTAGAGATGATCGTAAACACCAATCAATGATTGAAGACTTCTGGTTACCAAGACGTGAAGGTGGTCGTGGTACCGAAATTAGTTCATTACCAGGTGGTCAGAATCTTGGCGAGATTGATGATATTCTCTATTTCCAAAAGAGAATGTATCGTTCACTCAATGTACCAATTAATCGTCTTGAACAAGAAGCACAATTTAGTCTTGGTCGGTCAACAGAGATATCGCGTGACGAATTAAAATTCCAAAAGTTTATTGATAGACTACGTCGCAGGTTTGCACATCTATTCTACGATATTCTTCGTAAACAACTTATCCTCAAAGGTATTATTACCCAAGAAGATTGGGATACAATGAAGAATGATATTGTTGTAGACTATGTTCGTGATAACCACTTTACAGAATTAAAAGATGCGGAACTATTAAGAGAAAAGCTACAGACATTAGATTCAATTAGTAATTATGTAGGTGAATATTTCTCGAAAGAATGGATTCAAAAAAATGTTCTTCATTTTACTGATGAGGATATTGAACAAATTAATAAAGAAATTACTGGCGAAACAGAAGAAGAAGAGCCAGAAGAACAAGAACAAGAACAGCAACCAGCTGCTCAAAGATTTGAATTAAAACCAGTTGCTCAAGGAGAATAAATTATGAGTGAAGTAGCAGAAGCCAATCCAATCCAAGATCTTATTCAAAATACGATTGACCAAAATTATACAAGTGCGAATGGAAATTTCGCAGATATTATGACTCTTAAACTGAATGATGTATTAGATCAAGAAAAAATTAGATTGGCAGATCAGATTTATAATGGAGTTGAAGATGGGGAAGGAGACGAGAATGAAGATGAACAACTCGAACTGGACCTGGACGGAGACGACGAAGAAGTATCTGATGGGTCTTCCGAAGATCAAGATCCTGAAGAGGTCGGATACGAAGCTGACGATGAGGCAGATGATAAGTCTGAGGAAACGGAAGACGAAGAATAATTTTTAAATAAGTAGAAAACAATAATATTATAAATAATAGTTAGTAAGAGAAATGAAAACATTTAACGATTTAAGAGAACTTACTGGAAGAAAACCTGAAGGCCAATTATTGGTTAATAAAAAACAGGGTAGAATCCAGATACAAGTTTACAAAGAACGGAATGGTTTTGTTACTTACGTAGATGGGGATCGTTTAGATTCATATCGTTCTAAACAAGAGGCAGAAAAAGCTGCCAAAGAATTTATAAAGGCATATAAAAAATGAAGCTGATATCTGAATATACCGAAAATGATTTAGAATTTATTACCGAGGATAAAAACGGTAAAAAGAATTATGCCATTGAAGGTGTGTTTATGTCAGCCGAACAGAAAAATCGTAACGGTAGAATATATCCACGTGCGGTCATGGAAAAGGCAGTTGATGCATATAATACAACGCAAGTTGTACCAGGACGTGCGGTTGGTGAATTAAATCATCCTGAAGGACCTACCGTTAATTTAGATAAAGTTTCTCATAAGATTGAAAACCTGGATTGGTCAGGTAACAATGTTATGGGCAAAGCAACTATTTTGAATACTCCTATGGGTGAGGTCGTTAAAGGCTTACTCGATGGCGGTGTCAAACTAGGTGTTTCGACTCGTGGTATGGGAAGCCTGCAACAAGGTAATGACGCAATGATCGTCAAAGACGATTTTATTCTTAACGCGGTTGATATCGTGCAAGATCCATCCGCACCTAGCGCTTTTGTTAATGGAGTTATGGAAGGTGTTGAATGGGTTTGGAATAACGGCATTATCGAACAACGGGCAATTGAAAAAATGGAGACTGAAATTAAGAAAGCTCCTCGTGCTAATCTCTATGAGACACAGGTTCGTGAGTTCAAGAATTTCCTCTCGTTACTTAAAACAAAATCGTAAAAGGAGTCAATGATGACTGATGAAAATCAAGTAGAAGATCAGGACGTTGAACTTCATGATGACGAGAATGAAATCATGGAAGCACAAGGTCACGATCCGAAGAATGCTGAAGCTCAGTCTGTAGCATCTGTTGATAAAGCAGGTGAAGCAACTAGCACAGCAAAGAAACGCAAAGGCGATAAAGGTACGTCTGAGCCTATGCAAAAGTTACCCGGAACTAAAGCTGGCATGATTAATGCTGCTTTCTCGAAAATGAACAACATGAACACCGAACAGCTGAAAGGCCTTTTGAACAAAATGATGGCTGAGTCAGTTGACGAAGAAGGTTCCGAAGTAACAGAAGTACAGGAAATTCAGTACGAAGCAGATTTCTCTGAAGATCTCAATGCTATCATGGAAAATGAAGCAACTCTTTCCGAGGAGTTTAAAGAGAAGACTGCAATTATTTTTGAAGCAGCAATTAAGTCTAAGCTTGCTGAAGAAATTGATCGTCTTGAAGAAAAGTACAATGAGGAACTCGAGGCAGAAATTACTTCTACCAAAGAGGATCTCGTAGAGAAAGTAGATAGCTATCTTAACTACGTAGTTGAAAACTGGATGGAAGAGAATAAACTCGCCGTTCAAACCGGCTTACGTACTGAAATTGCAGAAAGCTTTATGAACAACCTAAAGGATCTGTTCACAGAGTCTTACATTGAAGTACCTGAGTCCAAAGTAGACCTAGTAGATGATCTTGCTGATCAAGTAGCAGAGCTTGAAGAAAGCCTGAACAGCACAACAGCAAGTGCTATCCAAATGGCCGAAGAGTTAGAAGCTTATAAGCGCGAAGCTATTATTCAAGAAGCATCCCGTGATTTAGCTGACACCCAGGTCGAAAAACTTAAGTCTTTAGTAAGCGATATCGATTTCGATAACGAAGAAACTTTTGCTCAAAAGGTTGCAACTGTTAAAGAATCATATTTCACAAAAACTACTAAGACCGTAACTGAGTCTGCAGACTTTGAATCAGATGACGAAGACGATACTGTCGAAATTTCTGGATCAATGGCTCAGTACTTATCAGCCCTTAATAAAACATCGAAAAAATAATAGGAGATTCAATCGATGCATAACGTAATTTCTTACGACAATCTGGTCGAGAAATGGGCCCCAGTTCTGAATGAAGAGTCTGCGGGCGCTATTAAAGACCATCACAGAAAAGCAGTTACTGCTGCTATTCTTGAAAACCAAGAAAATGCTCTTCGTGAGCAAGGCCTTATGGAAGTTGCTCCTGCTAACTCAGCAGCTGATGGTACCACTTCTGGTGGCGGTGCTGCTGACAACTGGAACCCGATCCTGATCGCTCTTGTTCGTCGTGCAATGCCGAACCTGATGGCATATGACATTTGCGGTGTTCAGCCTATGTCCGGTCCGACTGGCCTGATCTTCGCAATGAAGTCACGCTACGGCGGTGGTAACACCTCTAATCGTGAAGCACTGTTCAACGAAGCAGAGACTCAGTTCTCTGGTGATTCGGGAGGCACTCACGATTCGGATGATGCATCCGGTTTCGCTACTGCAGATTCAGCTGGCGCAGGTAACGTCGCTGGCGATTCTTCGATCGACTCTGAGCGTCTTACCGACATCTTTGCTGGTGGTATGTCAACAGCAAACGCTGAATCTCTTGGTTCTAGCGGACATACTGCTTTCCAAGAGATGGGCTTCACCATTGAAAAGCAGACTGTTACTGCTAAGTCACGTGCTCTGAAGGCAGAATACAGCTTAGAACTCGCACAAGACCTGAAAGCAATCCACGGTCTTGACGCCGAGACAGAGCTGGCTAACATTCTCTCAACTGAGATCCTGGCTGAAATTAACCGTGAAGTTGTACGTACTCTTAACTCGCAAGCTAAGACTGGCGCACTTCAAACTAACACTGCTATCAATGGTGTATTCGACGTACAAACTGACGCCGATGGCCGTTGGTCTGTTGAAAAGTTCAAGGGTCTGATTCTTCAGATCGAAAGAGAAGCCAACGTAATTGCTAAAGAAACACGTAGAGGTAAAGGTAACTTCATGATCTGCTCCTCTGACGTAGCTTCTGCACTTTCTGCTTCTGGTATGCTCGACTATGCTCCGGCAATGAGCACAAGCTTGAACGTCGATGACACAGGCAACACTTTCGCTGGTGTTCTGAACGGTCGTATGCGCGTCTACATTGACCCGTATGCAAACACCGACTACATCAACGTAGGTTATAAGGGTACTAACCCGTATGACGCTGGTGTATTCTACTGCCCGTACGTTCCGTTAACAATGGTACGTGCAGTTGGTGAGGATACTTTCCAGCCGAAGATTGGCTTTAAGACTCGCTATGGTATGGCTGCAAACCCATACGTACCTGGCGCAATCTCGAACAACGGTCTTGGTACTGTTAAGAACAACCAATACTACCGTATCTTCCGCGTCGACAATATTCTTGGCGCATAAAATATAAGGTTATAAAAGTGACAAAACTAAACTGGGGCCGGTTCGCCGGCCCCTTTTTTTATCTTTAAATTTGTATAAATAGTGATATGGCAAACCTAACAGAAAATTTTAATTACTTACAACCTACCTCATTTAAATTAAGTATTGACAGAAAAAACTATCCTAACTTGGAATTTTTCTGCCAAGCGTTTACCCATCCAGGTATGATTATGAATTCGGTTGAAGTTCCTTATCAAAGAATAACGGGTGTTCCATTTATAGGTGATAAGTTAACATTTAATGAAATGCAAGCCAATATTATACTTGATGAGGATATGAAAGCTTATGATGAAATGTATTCTTGGATGAGAAGAAATTTAGATATTGATCATGTAGCACCTACTCAAAGAACAGCATCACAACCGCCAGCTATGGCAGATATTACATTATCTATTCTATCGAGTCATAATAACACAACTAAAACAATCCGATATATAGACAGTATTCCGGTATCACTTACCGATATACAATTTGAATCTACAACCGGCGGTGAATCATTTATTTCTTTTGGTGCATCATTTAGATTTTCTTACTTTGAGATGTCAGGTGCAAGCTATACAACAAATGTAGACGGATCGCCATCGATTACTGTGAATAGACAAGCGCTATAAATATTTTTATTATTGGAGTATATAATGATTGATTTGAAAAGCATCCACGACATGTGGAAAGAAGACTGTATGATTGATGAAATGAAACTTGATGAATCATCACGTCAAGCACCTATTCTTCACGCAAAATATTTAGAATTACTTTCAACTGTTAAACTACAGTTGAAACGTGCTGAATTTTCTCAAAAGACTTTACTGAAACAGAAGTGGCTATACTATAATGGTAAGATGGATCAAGAAACAGTTGAAGAACTTGGATGGGATCCTGATCCATTCGATGGCCTTAAAATACTCAAGGGGGAAATGGATTACTACTACGACAGTGATCCCGAAATCCAAAAGTCCGAAGAAAAAATACAGTACTATAAAACCGTAATTGATACACTTACAGAGATTATAAGTAACATTACTTGGAGACACCAGACAATAAAGAATATGATCGAATGGAAAAAATTTCAGTCCGGAAGCTAGACCACTCTAACTTACATATACAATGTGAAAGCGGTACTGCACAAGAACTAAACGAATTTTTTAGTTTCTATGTTCCCGGATATAGATTTATGCCGGCTTACCGTAACAGAGTTTGGGATGGGAAGATTCGTTTGTATAATAGAAATACAGGTGAGCTTCCTGCAGGATTAATTCATCATTTGGTACAATTTAGTAGATCCAGAGATTATATAATTGAACCAATTAAAACTAATTATGGATTACCATACGAAGAGGATAAAATAGATGGTAGAGATATTACTACTTTTTGTGAATCTCTTCTTCTTCCTTTTAACCCTCGCGATTATCAAAGGATGGCTGTAAAACACGGTCTAGAAAAGAAAAGAGCAATCTTATTATCACCTACAGGATCAGGTAAATCGTTTATCATTTATTTACTAATGAGGTGGATAGAAACTGAACAGTCCGGAAATATCTTAATTATTGTTCCTACTACTAGTTTGGTAGAACAATTATACCAAGACTTTAAAGATTATGGATATGACGTAGAAAATAATTGCCATAGAATATACTCCGGCAAAGATAAGAATACAGATAAACGTATAGTTATTTCAACCTGGCAATCAATTTATAAATTACCCAAACCATGGTTCGAACAGTTTGTTGCTGTTTTTGGTGACGAGTGTCATGGATTTAAATCTAAATCCCTTATGACAATTATGAATAAGTGTACCAAAGCACCCTATCGGTTTGGAACGACAGGAACATTAGATGGAACTCAAACACATGAGCTGGTCCTACAAGGACTCTTCGGTAGAACTTTTAAAGTCACCACTACAAGAGAATTACAAGATGATGATACTCTTGCAAGGCTCGAAATTAAACGAATCGTACTTGACTATGCAGAGAAAGTACGTCAAGAGTTTGGTAAGAGAACATATCAGGATGAGATCGACTACATCGTATCACATGTGGGCAGGAATAAATTCATTCGGAACTTAGCGGTAGATCAGAAAGGCAATACGCTTGTTCTTTTTAATTACGTAGAAAAACATGGTAAACCCCTATTTGATCTAATTGAAGAAAAGGTAGATGAGGACAGGAAAGTCTTTTTTGTATCTGGAGAAACAGATACAATCGATAGAGAAGCTATTCGTGGCATAGTTGAAAAACAAAAAAACGCCATTATTGTAGCATCTCTCGGTACGTTTTCAACAGGCATAAATATTAAGAACTTACATAATATCATATTTGCATCGCCTAGTAAATCCCAAATTAGGGTGTTGCAAAGTATTGGAAGAGGTTTAAGAAAGAGTGAAGACGGTAAAGCAACTACGCTTTACGACTTAACTGATAATTTAGGATGGAAAGCTCGTAAAAACTTTGCATTGCAACATTCAGAGGAAAGGTTAAAGATCTATGAAAAAGAAAAGTTTAACCATAAAAGCTATAAAGTTGATATTAAATGACTGACATTAAACAATTTAAACTAACAAATGATGATGAAATTATTTGTGAAGTGCTAGAATTTAGTACTCCAGACAATGCCGCTATGGTTATTAGAGGTGCTTTAAGACTAGTGTGCGTCGAAGATTTTTCTCGCAATGTTAGATTTTATGCCTTTAGGCCTTGGATGGGTTTTAATGATAATCCGGAATTATTGCAAACACTGAATTCTGATCACATAATCTGTGAAGCAAATCCATCAGATGAAATGCTAGCTTATTACGCAAGCACTCTTCAGAAATTAAAAGAAAGCTCGAATAAAAGAACTAAAGCTGATATGCCTCTTGATGATATTGCTAAGCATGCCGAAGATATGGATGAAGATGAATTTGACGCGTTCTTAGAAGAATATATTCTTAAAAATTCTCAAGATAAAATTCAATTAGATTCTGATCAAGGTGAAAACATCATAAAGTTTAAACCAAAAGGTACATTTCATTAATGTCTTTTTTAGTTCATCCATTGCCACCCGTACATGTATACGTAAGAAAAGAATATCTGTATGATCTCGAAAAAGGTCACGGAGAATTAACACCGGGTATATGGATCTCTGTTAAGTCTACTCAATATAAAGCACTATATTTCGAAACACTTCTTACAGAATACGGAGCATTATATGACAAACTTCCACTCTCTGCGTTTGTTTGGAAAACAGATCTTGACATGGACAATCTATATGAGCTTGATATTCTTCAGCTCTGGGATTGTTTTGACTATCATCTTACAGTAGTAGAAAAGCCTTTACTAAGTCGGTGTGAGTTTTTCGGTAAAGATAGAAAAATGCACTCCGGAGAATATATGTTTACAATCGATAACGCACACACAGATAAGTCTGTGCTCGATATTAATTTTAGTGAACATGATCAAG